TTTTTACAACTCGTGGTTGGGCTCCAGCATCTCCATCGCCGGGTCCTTAAAGGGGACCAAGCTTACGTTTGAGTGTACCAGTAGTAGAAACCAAGAAGTAGAGAACTACAACTCATGCGCGAACTGATGGTACCGTTCATCGGAGAAGACCTCGACAGTGTCACTCCGGATCAAACGGTCGACCAGCTCATCCATGTCGTAGAGCCCAATGTCGTATTTTGCCATGATAACCTCCAGAAACTCGTCATCTGAAAGCACCAGCGGCTCTTCGAGAATTGAACGGTAAACATCAGCAGCACCACTGACGCCCTGTTTAGCAAACCAGGTTAAATCGTGAAGATTAACGGACTCGAAGGCGACGCCGGTGTCGCGAGCTCTGGCAAGGAGGTGATCACGCATGTAGCCAACGTGTCGGAATTCATAAGCATATGAAAGGGCCTTGCCACACATATACTGATCATCACTCACATCTTGATTGCGATTAGCCCTTGCATTAAAGCGACACAAGGCCTTACCGATGAGTGGGATCATAACGTGCTCTGTACCCTTAGGAGCAAAGAAGCGGGATAGAAAAGTCAGGTCACACCAAAAGTTCCGGGCGTGAGCCGTAAGCCTCATCCCAGCACTCTGGCAATGTTCTACCCATCTGGATATATTAACACTTCCAGCACCAATTCCGGCAGCAATGTCATCACCAAGGATGGCTACCTTCGTTCGTTTTATTTTGTTTTTCCGCACAAAGCTATACCAAAGACACAAGTTCCAGACAGAGTTACGGGCAGTGGTATCAGTGCCACCGGTGGCCAACTGATTTTGAATCGTGGCACTGATACCATAGTCATAAGACCTAACTCTGAATTCCTTGGAATTAGCAACATAAAAACGAACGAACCAACGCGGGGCCCCACAACGACGCAACCAGTGTGCAAAAATCTCATGAACATCCGAAAGTTGGCTTTTGTCATTTGCGGAAAAATCGCCTTCAACGTAGCTTTCACAACCAAAAAGATCACCTGCTATCTCCGTGTCCTTCTTGGTGTAAGCGAAAATGACTTTATCAACACTTTCGTCTGAGAACGTATCTAACGCTGCGTTAAGCCTCTTGTTGAATTCATCCATAAGAGGGCCTGTCAGGACGTTGTACTCGTCTGAACCGACATAAATGACGCGCGGTGCCCAGGATGGGTCATTCCGTTTTAAAAGCACTTCACCCTTGACCATTAGAGACTTGGTATTTAGGGTGCGGAAGTCCACATCATGCAACTTCAGCAAAGCAGCTTGCATACGCTGCTGTTTGTCGGCTGGAAACTTAGACACCCAACGGTCATAGATGTCTTGAGTCCAGTCATAAGGCTGGGAATGCGGGAAGATACGGGAGGCCAGCTTAAGGCTCTCCTTCACAATACTGGGGTCTACTCTCTCGTCACTGTGGAAGTTGCATCGCTTATTGAACGCAGCGAGCATACTCTGGAAATCATTGCCAGTGACGACCGGTACCTGTTGACGGAGGACCGGGCCTAATTGATCGACTGGTGCCATAACAGGAGCATCGACTCTAGGAGCCTCGTCGAGCCTGAAAGGGACCATCGGCACGAATTCTCGTTCAGCTACAAGCCGGAGGCGTGGCTCTTCATTAAAAATGTGGTCACCATGGTCGACGGGAGCAAGGACCAGGTTATCGAGCGCACGCCTACCAGGCGAATAATGAGAATGTCGTTTCTTAGGGATTTTGACGGTGTTTGGGATGGTGTCGAATGCCC